GGGTGTAGGTACAAAAAAAATTTTTGCTAGGCGGTAGGCGGGGAACTTAAATATATTCTGACTAATTTTTTGGTTCAACTTTTATAGAAAGTTCTGGAGCTTGAATATTAACTGTTTCTATGGATTCGCCTATAACTTTTCCTAGACTATCGAGAATTTGTGCTGCGGTTTGAAGCTGACCTTTTTTAACTGCTTTATTGAATAGGCGGATTCTCATTGCTTGAAGGCGAGGTAGGAGAGCTTCTCTATCTTTTTCCCAATCTTCGTTATTCCAAACTTTAACTCTGTCCCAATCTAACCAGGCGGTAGTTTCGGAAATATTTTCTATTGAAGCGTGTTCTATAACTAATTGGCGAGTAGTTTTACCTTCAAGCTGTCTTGCGTAGAGTCTTTGGGATCGTTTTAGGACATCTGATATTGTGGATCGAGTTCTTTTTTTAGGAGGATTAGCGAGAGGATTATTAATAATGTTATCTGGAAAAGTAGAGGAAGCCACAGACTTAATCTTAGTAGTATTTAGTTGAATGATAACTTAAAAGAAGTGAAATAGGCTATAAAGGAGGGGTATGAGTTGTATTTTTTGTTAATTTTATGGCTGTAAGTGAAAAAAAGAAGAGTGAGATAAGTTTGCGGTATGCACAGGGAGAGGTTTTTAATAGTGATAAGAGATTTAGGGTGTTGGTAGCTGGAAGAAGGTTTGGAAAGAGTTATTTATCTTGTATAGAACTATTGAGAGGAGCTATTAATCGTCCTGGGGAGGTTTATTTCTATTGTGCTCCTACATATAGGATGGCGAAAGATATTGCATGGAAAGAATTAAAGAGGTTGACACCGAAAGTATGGATTCAAAGTAAGAATGAAACCGATTTAAGACTGGAACTGATTAATGGATCGACTATTGAATTGAAGGGTACTGAAAATGCTATGGCATTGAGGGGTAGAAGTTTGGCTGGTGTTGTTTTGGATGAAGCAGCATTTATGGATAGGGACGTTTGGGCTGAAGTAATAAGACCTGCATTAGCAGATAAACAAGGATGGGCACTGTTTATTAGTACACCAGATGGAACTGCGAGTTGGTTTTATGATATGTGGTGTTATTGCGGAGAGGAGGAGTGGAAAGATTGGCAAAGATGGAGTTTTACGACTATAGAGGGGGGTAATGTTGTAAAAGAAGAGGTTGAAGCTGCTAGGAGTCAATTAGATGCGAGGACATTCAGACAGGAATTTGAAGCTAGTTTTGAGAATCTTACTGGATTAGTGGCGGTTAGTTTTGCTGATGAGAATATTGATAAGGAAGTGGCAGATTTACATATGCTTCCCTTGTTAATTGGGTTGGATTTTAACGTGGACCCTATGGCAGGAATATGTGCTGTAAAACATAACGATACTTTATATGTTTTTGATGAAATTATGCTTACAGGAGGTGCTACTACATGGGACTTTGCAGAGGAGGTTACTAGAAGATATGGAGTTGATCGTAGGATTATTGCTTGTCCTGACCCCACTGGAAGTGCAAGAAAGACTTCTGGAGTTGGTGTAACCGATCATACGATACTTAGACGTAGTGGATTTACTGTTATGAGTCCTAGAAGCCCTTGGAAGATCAGAGATAAGATCACTGCTGTCAATACTGCCTTGTTTGATGCTAATGGTGACAGGAGGACGCTTATACATCCTCGTTGTAAAGAATTAATAAAAGCACTAAGAACTTTAACTTATGCACCTAATACTGGTTTACCTAATAAGAATCTTGGTGTAGATCATGCGTTTGATGCTTTTGGTTATCTTTGTCTGCAACAATTTAACTTGGCGAAACCTGAGACATTAGGGCAGACT